CGGCTGGTACAACCTTGACGGGGCGTTCATCAAGGGCATCCCGGGCGGATATCGCCTGATGCTGCCTCGCCCTGTACCGCTGCGCTGAACAATAAGAAAGGATTGATATTTATGAAGTTCCTGAAAAAGATCGACAAAACCGAAATCATGGGCAAAGTGACCCGTGCTGCATCCAAGTGCGGATACAAGCTGAAGAAGGCAAGCCCCACCATTATGATCGTTGGCGCTGCCATTGGTGGTGTGACTGCTACCGTGCTGGCCTGCAAGGCGACCATCAAGGCGCAGGATATTATGACCGAGCACTATGCTCAGGTGGAGAGCATCCACACGGCCAAGAAGCAGATCGAGGATGGCACGGTCCAGCTGAGCGATGGCGAGACCTACACCGAGAAGGATTACAAGAGCGATATTACGACCACCTACGTCCAGACCGGCCTGAAGCTGGCAAAGGTGTATGCGCCTGCGGTCACCCTGGGTGCGGTATCTCTGGGCTGCATGTTCGGTTCCCACCACATCATGTCCAAGCGCAATGCGAGCCTGACTGCGGCTTATATTGCTCTGGACAAGGCCTTTGAGGAGTACAAGAGCCGTGTATCCGACCGCTTTGGCAGCCGCGTACAGGAGGAGCTGGAGCACAACATCAAGGCTGTGGAGCTCGAGAGCAAGAGCACCAACGAGCAGGGCGTGGAGGAGACCATCAAGGAGTACAAGGACATCGCCATGCAGCACACCAGCCCCTATACCTGCATCTTTGACGAGACTGTCGACACCTGGCAGCCCGACAACATGCTGAACCGCAACTACCTGTTCCTGATGGAGCAGGCGGCAAACAAGCGTCTGCGCACCCAGGGGCACCTGTTCCTGAATGACGTTCTGGCATCTCTGGGCACCCACGGAGGTGTGACCCTGAAGACCCCGGAAGGCCAGATCGTTGGCTGGATCTATGACCCGAACGACCCGACCCGACAGAACCACGTGGATTTTGGTGTGACCAACTATGTCAAGGGCGACGAGGCGCTGAACAGCTTTATCAACGGCGGGGAGCGCTCGGTGATGCTGCGGTTCAACTGTGACGGGCCCATCATCGACAAGATCTGACACTGATATTTTGGAGGAATACGCTATGACCAGATTCGCTAAGAGACTGTCTTACCTGTTTGCTGCCATGGCCGGAGTCTGTTTCGTCTCTGGTCTGGCGGTTCTTTCTGAGTGAGGTGGAACGATGGAAACTTTGGAAAGCACTTTCCTGTTTCTGGACTATCTGACCGATACCAAACGCAAGCGCCACATGGTGGGAGGCATTCTGATGAGTGTCTCCCTTTTCTTTGGCGGACTGGCGTTTACTATGATGACGATCAAAGGAGACATCGACAATGAACAAGACCGTGCGTGATATTCTGCTCTTTGCAGCAGGCTTTGGGGCAGGTGCCCTTGTGATGCACACCGTTTTCGAGAAGAAATACGAGACCTATTACGGCAAAAAGTACGAGGCCGAGCGTGAGAATCTGCGGCAGAAGGAAGCCGATATGGACAAGACCATCGAAGAAAGGGCGACCCAGAAGAGCTTTGAACAGCTGGCCGGGAAGTACCGTACCGAATCTGACCCGGAAGATGTGGTGGCACATGAGGCCATCGAAGTCATTGAGCCGGATCAGTTTGGTGAGCTGGACGACTACGAGACTTCCTTCCTGACTTACTACGCGGACGGAAAGCTGGTGTTCGATACGGAGGATCAGCCCGTGGACGAAGATGATATTCCGAAGATCATTGGCAACGAGGCGCTGGACCGCATTGGTGAGTTCGCACCGAGCGCTGTTCATGTCCGCAACCACAACTACCACAAGGATTACGAGATTCTCCGGGTTCGGGAGAACTGGCCCGGCAACCACGACGATGAGGAGGATGAATGAACTTTATGAGGGAGACGGAGCAGTATTATGACTGGCTCTACAAGATCGTCTGCGGCGAATGGGAACCCCGGAACCTCAGCTTTCACCGCTTACTGATGTATCTTTTTAACCGGGATTATATTCCGGCGTGCGAAATGGATGTCTGCCGGGCAACGGACGGTATCAACCTGCGGTACCGCTTTGCATCGGAGAATAATATTCCGTACGGGAAAATCGATGCGGTATTTCAGGGCGTACCCTGCTCTATGCTGGAGATGATGGTTGCGCTGGCGATCCGCATCGAGGAGCACATCATGGAAGACCGCAGCATGGGCAACCGCGTGGGGCAGTGGTTCTGGAGCATGGTCGTCAGCCTGGGTCTGGCTGCCATGGACGACACCCGTTTCAGCGAAGAGCGCGCGGAACCGATCCTGGCCCGGTTTATGGATCGGGACTATCAGCCGAACGGGGCTGGCGGTCTCTTTACGATTACCCGTACGTCCATCGACATGCGTACCATTGATATTTGGTACCAGCTGATGAACTGGCTGAATGAGAATGAGTTTTGATGACGTATGTATCGAAAATCTGCATCCCTATGGAAGGATTCGTTGAGAAGATACTCGACGATTCCCATGTGATGCTGCGAATCACGGCGTGTCGAGACAAGAATAACATTGGTCGGCTGATTCTGGCTGACCCGAATTACTGGAGGAAAATTGACAATGGAACTGACTGATATTTTGATCGACCTGAGCAACAGCAAGGCTGCACTGGAGGTAGCCAATCACACCATCCGCCGCATGAAGGGCAAGTGCATCCGGAAGAACATTCTCATCGCTGGCCTGCTGTGGTTTGGCTTTGTTTCCTGCAAGATGGTGAACGAGGCGGAAAAGCAGCGCAAAGAAGCCGATGAGCGTGCCCGTGAGGCAGAGGCAACCCTGGCCCAGATGACCCTCCAGAAAGAGAAAGACGTATAAAAACCTCGGAGAAAGGAGGAAGTCAGTTACAAATGATTGATTTCCTGATGATTGCAACGCGGACGGGAAAACGCGGGACAATCGAAATTTATCCCAAATTCATCATCAAGAAGTCGAAAGACCTGATGATCCGGGGTTCTGATTTTTACGCGGTCTGGATGGAAGAGCGGGGGCTTTGGAGCACGGACGAACAGGATGCGCTCCAGATGATCGACCGCGCGCTGGATATTTACGCGGAGGAACACAAGCAGGTCTTCAATGACAGCTACCGTGTTCTGCACATGTGGGACGCGGAGAGCGGGATGATCGACAACTGGCACAAATACTGTCAGCGTCAGATGCGGGACAACTACCACACCCTTGACGATACATTGATATTTGCGAACACCCCGGTCAAGAAGGAAAGCTATGCGTCGAAGCGGCTGCCATATCTTCTGGAGGAGGGGAACATCAGCGCCTACGACGAACTGATGTCTACCTTATATTCTCCCGAGGAACGAAAGAAGATCGAATGGGCGGTTGGCGCGATCGTGAACGGCGATTCCCGCAAGATCCAGAAGTTCCTCGTGCTCTATGGCCCACCTGGAAGCGGCAAATCGACCGTGCTGAACATCGTCCAGAAGCTTTTCGACGGGTACTGGTCGGTGTTCGACTCCAAAGTGCTGGGGTCATCGTCCAATGCGTTTGCGCTGGAGGCGTTCAAATCGAACCCGCTGATCGCAATCCAGCACGACGGTGACCTTTCCCGCATCGAGGACAACACCCGGCTGAACTCGCTGGTATCCCACGAGACCATGCTGGTGAACGAGAAGTTCCGCAGCCAGTATTCCAGCCAGTTCAAGTGTTTCATGCTTCTGGGCACCAACAAGCCCGTTAAGATCACGGATGCAAAATCGGGCCTGATCCGACGACTGATCGATGTGGAACCTACCGGCGAAAAGATCCCTGCAAAAAAGTACCGTGACCTTGTAGCAAAGGTGGACTTTGAGCTGGGAGGCATCGCATGGCACTGCAAGGAGGTATACGAGCAGAACAAGCATCTCTACGATGATTATATTCCGACCCGTATGTTGGGTGCATCGAACGACTTTTACAACTTCATGCTGGATTCCTTTTATATTTTCAAGAAGGAGGACGGTGTATCCCTGAAGCGGGCCTGGGCGATGTACAACACCTACAATGACGAGGCAAAGGTGGCGTACCCCTATTCGCGCCGTGCGTTCCGGGAAGAATTGATGAACTACTTCGAGGAGTACAAGGAACGCGCGGAGACCGTGAATGGCGAGCGGGTGCGGAGCTACTACAGCGGCTTCAAAGCGGAGAAATTCAAAGAGTTCCTTGACGAACCTGTGAAGGCAGAAGAACCCACTGCCGAGCCGGAAACGTCATGGATCGAGTTCAAGGAGCAGCATTCTCTCTTCAATGATATTTGCAAGGACTGCCCTGCACAGTATGCGACAGACGATGGCATTCCGATGCGAAAATGGGAGAATGTCGAGTCAAAATTGGCCGAACTGGATGCTTCGAGACTGCACTATGTGAAAGTTCCGGAGAATCACATTGTCATCGACTTTGATATTCCCGGGCCGGATGGAAAAAAGAGCTTCGAGCGCAACCTGGAAGCTGCCTCCAAATGGCCCCAGACCTATGCGGAGCTGAGCAAATCTTGTGCGGGAATCCACCTGCATTATATTTACACCGGCGATGCAACGAAGCTGAGCAGGATCTACGACGAGAACATCGAGGTCAAGGTGTTTACGGGGAAGTCCTCTCTGCGGAGAAAACTGTCGAAATGCAATGATATTCCGGTTGCGACCATCAGCAGCGGCCTGCCACTGAAGGGAGAAACGAAAATGGTTGATACAAAGCAGATCCAGGATGAGCGGCACCTGCGTATCCTCATCAAGAAAGCCCTTGCCAAGGAGATCAGCCCCTATACGAAGCCCAGCATTGACTTTATTGCGCACATCATGGACGAAGCCTACGAAGGCAATGTCGTGTACAACGTGGACGACATGCGGAATGCGATCCTGGGCTTTGCCGCCAGCAGCACGAACCAGGCGGACACCTGCCTGAAGATCGTGGCGAAGATGCACTTCAAGTCGAAGGATGATATTCAGCGGGAGGCCCCTGTGCGGGAGGAAACGCCATTGATATTTTTCGACGTGGAGGTGTTCCCGAATCTGCTGCTCGTGAACTGGAAGTTTGCCAAGCAGGAGCCTGTGCACCGCATGGTGAATCCTACGCCGGAGGAGATCGAGAGCCTGACAAAGTATCGGCTGGTCGGCTTCAACAACCGCAAGTACGACAACCATATCCTCTGGGCCCGCATGATCGGGATGTCGGTGGAGCAGATCTATGCGTTGTCCAACCGGATCATCAACGAACACACGGGCTTCTTTGGTGAGGCGTACAACCTGTCCTACACTGATATTTACGACTTCTCGTCGAAAAAACAGAGCCTGAAGAAGTTTGAGATCGAACTGGGTATCCACCATCAGGAGCTGGGGCTTCCTTGGGATCAGCCGGTGCCGAAGAGCCTGTGGGACAAGGTGGCCGAGTATTGCGACAACGATGTGATCGCGACCGAGACCCTGTTCTACTCGAAAAAGCGTCAGGCAGACTTTGTGGCGCGAGAGATTCTGGCAGACCTTGCCGGCATGACGGTGAACGACACGACAAACTCGCTGACAACACGCATTATTTTCGGCAAGGAAAAGCACCCCAGGCTGGTCTACACCGACCTTGCTACGGGAAAATCCGATGCGATCGTGGAAGTCGAGCCTGATATTTTGACCGACTGCAACATCATCAATGCCTTTCCCGGTTACGAGTGGGCCAAGGGCGAGGACGGCAAGTACCACAACATGTTCCGGGGCACGGACCTGGGTATGGGTGGTTATGTCTACGCTGAGCCCGGGATGTACACGAACGCAGCTCTGCTTGATGTTGCGTCACTGCATCCGCATTCGGCTGTTGCCATGAACTACTTTGGTGAGTACACCAAGCATTTCAACGACCTGATGGATGTACGAATCTACGTCAAGCACGGCGAGTACGAGAAGGCAAAGGGGCTCTTTGGCGGCAAACTGGCAAAGTACCTCGATGATCCGCAGCAGGCAAAGGCTCTGGCGCAGGCCTTGAAGATCGCCATCAACTCGGTTTACGGGTTGACCAGTGCAAGCTTCGACAACCCGTTCCGCAACCCCAAGAACGTCAACAACATTGTGGCGCTTCGAGGGGCTTTATTTATGCGCACTTTGCAGGATGAAGTGCAGCAGCGCGGCTTTAAGGTCGCGCATATCAAAACGGATTCGATCAAGATCCCCGATGCGACTCCGGAAATCATTGCGTACTGCATGGATTTTGCAAAAAAGTACGGCTATACGTTCGAGCATGAGGCGACCTATGAGCGGATGTGCCTGGTGAACAATGCCGTTTATATTGCAAAGTACATGACTGCGGACCGCTGTGAGGCGCTTTACGGTTATACCCCGGGCGACTGCAAGGACGAAGGCGGCGAATGGACGGCGACGGGCACCCAGTTCCAGGTGCCGTATGTGTTCAAGACCCTGTTCTCCAAGGAGAAGATCGAGTTCACTGACCTCTGTGAGACAAAGACCGTTTCCAAGGGCGCTATCTATCTCGACAAGAACGAGGACCTGCCTGAAGGCGAACACAATTATATTTTTGTGGGACGCGTGGGACAGTTCTGCCCGATCATGCCGGGAAAGGGCGGCGCTCTGCTGCTGCGGGAAGCGGGCCTGACGGATACCGGTGAACGGAAATACGCTTCTGTGACCGGAGCAAAGGATTACCGCTGGCTGGAAAGCGAGGCGGTCTATCAGCTTCAGATGCAGGAGGATATCGACAAAAGATATTTCAACCGGGAAGTCGATGAGGCAGTTGAGGAGATCTCCAAGTACGGTGACTTCAACTGGTTCGTTGGCGATGATGGTGTTGCTCCCTGGACAGCACCGGATCTTCCCTGGAGCGATGCGCAGGAAGAAGCAGCAAGAAATTTTGACGTGAGGTGATATTTTATGACGAACAAACTATACGATTCCAAAGGACAGCTGATTGGCTATATCAGAACCATCGAGAAGGATCTGCACGACGACCTGATGACGGTGATTCTTTCTACTGGTCACGAACTCGCATTTGGCCCGTGTGATCTGACCTCTGATCGAGACGGCAATTGGCGTATCCGTTCTGGCGCGCTCTATCCTCGGCGTGAGGGTAAGAAGACGGCTTCTGCTACGAACACAGCTGCTATCAAGGACGTTATCTTTGCTCCTCCGGCCACGATCGTTTACTGGTCGGATGGTTCCAAGACCGTTGTGAAGTGCAGCGAGAAGGATGTTTTCGACTCGGAGAAGGGGCTGGCCATGGCAATTGCAAAGCGTTGCGGTGGTAACAAGGGCAGCTATTACAAGGAGATCCAGAATTGGGTCGAGAAGAGCGGGAAGAAGTATCCTGGTAAGCCCTATACGGAAAACTCTTCTGTCGAGAATGATGCGCTCAAGAAGTACATCGCTCAGGCGAAGAAGAGCTACGAAACAGCTTTGGAGGCGGCAGCAAAAGGCAATCCTGCGAATTTTCTGTCTGAGATGGGCCGAGTGTCTGCCGCGCTTTCCATGCTGGAACTCGAAATCAACAAGTAAAAAGGAGACTGATATTTATGTACACCAAGCGCCAGAAAGTCAATATCGACGACACCCGTTTCATCTTTACTACCAACTTCAGCGGTGATCCCAGCCGTGACCGCTTTGGCTCGGACAAGCGCCGCGTCAACGTGGTGATCCCGACCATGGAGCTGGTGAATCACCTCATGGATCTCGGCGTGAAGGTTCGTCAGACCAATCCGAATCCTGAGCGCACCTACGACGAGCCGTTCGTTCCGACCTACTTTGTGCCGGTGACGATCAACATGGATTCCAAGTGGCCCCCGCATATCTACTGGGTCACCACCTCCGGCAAGCGCCTGCTCTGCAACACGGACACGATCAGCCAGCTGGACTTTATCCGGGTCAAGAACGTCTGTCTCCAGGCAAACCTTGTCGAGAAGCGGAATGCACCCGGCGAGTACAGCCTGTATGTGGATGTGATGTATGTGGAGCAGGATGCGGATGCTGATCCGTATGCAGAGCGCTATGCCCGGTTTGCAGCTCCTGAAGCAGACATGGCAGAGCCGAGCGACCACACCGAAATTCCGTTCTGAGGTGAAGCATATGAAGAAACTGTTTATCAGCTGCCCGATGAAAGACCGTACCGAAGCCCAGATCCGTGGGACCATGATGCAGATGCACCGGATTGCAGAAGCAGTCTTTGGCGAAGAGCTGGAGGTGATCCAGACCTATATTCCTGATCCTCCGAGTGGCATGAACCAGGCACTTTGGTGTCTCGGCGAAAGCATTAAGATGCTGTCGGAGGCCGATTACTTTATCGGGATCTACGATGAAGAGAAAGCGTACCGTGGTTGTGCAATCGAGAACCAGGCCGCAAAGACTTACGGCATTCCCAGTTACACCATCAACCTGAACTATGTGGCTCGGGATGTCGTCGAAGCACGGGCGAAAGAGGCTCGTAAGTATAGCTGCTTTGGTTACTAATCAATGATATTTCGAGTGCCGGGGTCAGTCCCTGGTCGAATGCCCAGTCGGTGAGTGCCCACGTCGCAAATGGCGGCTCTAAGGAAACAGCTCGATTTATATTTTTGATGTGCAATTTGGGAGGTTGACAGTATGAAAGTTCTGAGGGTTCGCCCAAAGCATTACCCTGAAGTGATCGACATTGACTGCTCTCTGGAATCGCTCCAGAAAGAGGTGGAAGGCCCGATTCAGGCTGTTTACCCGTGGGACGATGAGGTGGCATTGATTTGCAACGAAGAAGGAAAGCTGCATGATGATTGCATGGAGAAACTCAACCGGACGCTCGACGGCCCTTATGGTATCCCCATTGATATTATCGTTGGAACATTCCTGATTGTAGGCCTCACGGAGGATGATTTCGGTGAGCTTTTGCCGGAGTTCGTCGAGAAGTACGAGAAGATGTTCCATCAGCCGAGAAAATTCGTCACCTATACGGATAGTGAAGGCAAAGCGCATCTCGACGTTGACTATTGTACACCTGAAGAATAAGCACATGAGAGCCCTGGAGAAATCTGGGGCTCTTTTATTTGAGTCATTAGCATGGGCTGTACGGTGGGTTCGATTCCCGCATGACTCACAACCGGGCCAGAGAGCCTGATAATTGAACAACAGAAGGAGTAAGGATTATGAGCAGAGAAAAAGTAAAAGAGATCGTCGATTACATGGTTTCGGAGGGTACACAGAACACCAACTATGGCTGCTGGGCCTTTGATATTCCGGAACTGTGCGACAAGTTCGACCTTCCGCTGGAATGGTTCTATGAGCACAACGATGATATTTGCCGCGAACTCGACAAGCGTGATGAGATTGCTGATTACGAGCAGAACTACGACTGGAACAACCATCCGCTGGATTACGACCTGGTTTATTACACGGACTTCTGTCGTTCTGAGGAGGTGTGATATTTATGGGCGGACTTCGCAGAGTAGATAAGGCTTGCAAAAAATGCGGCGGTATGATGTACCAGGTTCCGTCAAAAAGATTATACTGCGATAAATGTCGAGACACCGTACCGCGTAACATGTCAACGACGGAAGAAAAGCCTAAAAAGCTCACACTGTCAGAAATCATGCGCGAAGCAGATAAGGAGGGCTTGCAATATGCGTCCTACTGCAAAAAGCACGGACTTTACTAAGAAAAAAGAGCTCTGGAAGGTGTTCAGAAAGCACCGGAAAGAGCTCTTTGCTTATACCGTCAGAGGGGAGGGCGAAGATGAGGAAGAGGCGACGATCTCGCTTCTGGCCTATGAGAATCACTGCAAGAAAAGTGACATTTATGTGACGTTGGAAATGAGGTGAGCGACCTGATGGCAGGTGTAACGCTCTACGACTACCAATTGGATGCGATCAACCGTATGAAAATCGGCTGCATCTTATGCGGAGGCGTAGGAAGCGGAAAATCAAGAACGAGTTTGGCGTTCTATTACAAACTTTACGATGGGGAGGTGAACACGGAAAATTATGTTCGTATGACAGAGCCCCCGGATCTTTACATCATCACGACTGCCCGGAAACGGGATACGGGAGAGTGGGACGAAGAACTGGCCCATTTCTATATGTCTACAGATCCAGAGCATGATATTTACGAGCACAAGGTCGTGGTGGATTCCTGGAATAATATCGGAAAGTACGTTGGTGTAAAGAATGCGTTCTTTATATTTGACGAGCAGCGAGTCGTTGGAAAGGGCGCATGGGTGAAATCTTTCTACAAAATTACGCAAAATAACGAGTGGATTCTGCTCAGCGCCACCCCCGGGGACTGCTGGACGGATTATATCCCGGTGTTCATCGCCAATGGATTCTATCGAAACAGAACGGACTTCAACAACCAGCATGTGGTATACAGCCAATTCTGCACGAAGTACCCGAAGATCGACCGGTATCTTAACACCCAGCGCTTGGTACGGCTGCGGGAACGGATTCTGGTTGACATGGACTTCGAGCGGCCGACTGTCTCACACCATGAGAATGTATTTGTGGATTACGACAAGGTGAAGTATCTGTCGATCTGCAAGAACCGGTGGAACCTCTGGGAGAACAAGCCGATCGAGACTGCCAGCGAGTTCTGCTATCTGCTGCGGAAGTTGGTGAACGCTGATGCAAGCCGACAAGAAAAAGTGCTGGATATTTGTAAAGGCAGACCTAGGGTCATTATCTTCTATAATTTCGATTATGAGCTTGATATTCTGATGGGTCTGGACTATGGCAAGGACACCGAGGTTGCACAATGGAACGGGCACAAGCATCAGCCGCTTCCTGAAGGAGACAGGTGGGTGTATCTGGTGCAGTACAATGCCGGTGCTGAAGGCTGGAACTGCATCAAGACAGACACCATTATATTTTACAGCCAGAACTACTCCTATAAGATCATGGGGCAGGCCTCGGGGCGTATCGACCGACTGAATACGCCGTACAAGGATCTGTACTACTACCATCTGAAGAGTAGGAGCGGTATTGATCTGGCAATTTCGAGAGCCCTGAACTCGAAGAAAGCGTTTAACGAGAGGAAATTTTATGGAGCAGGTTAACTTTGAAGATGTATTTGCTGACCTGATTCATTCTTTTGAATCTGCGGCAGATAAAATAAAGAAAATCACAGATGAACTGGAGGACGAGGTTTATATGAGAATTGCAAATGACCGGAAAGCTGCCAATGGATTCCGTCCGAGCTATCCGAAATGCAAGATTCCTAAGACCGACATGGCTAACAAAGTTATGCAGGGGCGGATTCATAAACACTGCTAATAGAAAGGATTGATATTTGTGATTAAAGATTCTGGAGATCGCACCGAATTTGAAACTGGCGCAAAGCGTGATATGCACGCAGGGAAGGGCGGATGGATCTTCTGCCTTGGTATGGCATCATGGAAGTCAGCAAGCACTGCGAGGAGGGCGCACTGAAGTATGGCGAGCACAACGTGGATAAGGGTATCCCGCTGCATTCGTTGCTGGACAGTGCTTCTCGGCATCTGGCAAAGTACATGGTCGGAATGGACGATGAGGACCACCTGCGCGCTGCCTGCTGGAATCTGCTCTGGGCTCTGAACCAGCGGGAGACCCATCCGGAGTTGGATGATAGGTTTACGGTGAAGATAGAAGAGGATAAGAAAAAGAACTATCAGTTTCTCTGTCCAAATTGTGAGGCCACGATTATTAAAGAGAATGGCCAGCTTTGCGATGGTGTATTGTGGCGAGTGGGCGTTCCCGATGAAAAAGTTGAGTTGAAATGCAACTATTGTAACCATTCGGTGATCGTTTGCTATAAAGATATTGTAGATGAAAGGATCGAAGGTAAACATTCATGAATGACTGGATGCGCGAAGTGGACTATGCGACCTACTGCCCGAAGTGCAAAAACTTCAAGGTGCTGGAGACGGACGAGCCATGCAATGAGTGCATGACGGAGTGTGCGCGGGAAGAGACGGTGAAGCCCGTGAAGTTTGAGGAGAAGACGCGAAAATAACAAGTTCCTTTATGGAGAAATCCAAATACTGACTATAAAGGAGAAATATTTATGGCAAAGGTTTACACTATGGAAGAACTCGAAAGAGCACGAAAGCAAGCTCAAATTCGGGAGTGGTTCCAGGACAAAAAGGTAAAAGCACAGACTTGGTGTTATGAGCACAAAGAGCAGATTATTACTTATGGTCCGGTTGTTGTAGGCGGAATTGCAGCAGGAGTAAAAATGCTGTCGAAGCACGCGGCACTGGCCAAGGAGCAGGATCTGAAGGATTTGTACTGCTATGACAGAAGTTTGGGACATTACTGGAAATTGCGTCGGGAACTGACGAACGAAGAATGGCTGGAAATCGATAAGAGAAAGAAAAATGGTGAAAGACTGAGTGATATTCTCGATGATATGAGGGTATTGGACTGACTTCATTATGGAGCCGTAGAGAAATCTGCGGCTCTTTATTTTTTCACGAAAGGAATAAGAAATATGATTCAGAAAATTATCGCTTTTGTCATCAACTTCCTGACGCTCAGCTCGCCCTGCGGTTGGATGATGGACATTCTCAATGATACCCGCAAGTATAAATTCTATAACCCTCTGCGGGAGCTGGAAATTGCTGAGAACCACTTCAACTTCTGTGAGCAGGAGTATATGTCGGCAGCTATTTTCGAGCTGTGCGCTGCTGAAAACAAAATAAGGGCAGGATGGTGGGTGAGAGCATGAGCGAACCTTTGTATCATCAGATTTACCGTTGCCGCAAATGTGGTAAAGAATTCTGTCCGACCACAGTATATGGTCTTGCGGCAGCACTATGCGATATGAACAACCTTATGATGAGGGCAAACGGTGCACACGCCACAGATTATAAAAAATTTGCGCCACTTCTGTATATGACCCATAGGTGTGTAAACGGGGACATCGGCGTCGGCGACTTCATCGGATACCAAAAGGAGGAGCAATGAGTATGTATGAAAAAATCGGCAAGTTTATTGGAGGCGTTCTGGCGGTGACTATTACGGCCTGCGCGTGGCTGATAATCATTGCCTTCACCCTTAAGTGCCTGTGGTTTATTATCTTCAGGTTCTTGGGGTAAGGTGAACATTATGAATACGAACGATAATCGGTTTGCCCAAGCAAAAACATTCAACGACCTTGACATGAGAATGAATGAGTTTCCATTCGAAACTGTTACAGACTGGGCCGGAAATACCGTTTCACTTTATGTTAACGATTATGAGCTTCAACGAAAAGTCTGTATAACAAAAAATGCCAAACTGAAAGATGTTATATTCTATTATGTGAATGGCGACATTACTTATGAAGAGGGTCTGAAATGGTGCATGGAGAATGATATTTCACTTGAACAGTTCGACAGGTGGCTTTATGGCGCGCTGAGAAAGTCTGATAACCCTGCCCGGGTGGAACCGAAAGAACCGTGGCCATATCGAGTGGTGGCGGGCATAAACCGGGTGCTGGAGATTCTGCTTAACTCGATTTTGGAGGATTTTATATGAGATGTTGTCCGGTATGTTACGCAAAGGCAAAGCCTATTGTGTCTGATACGATAATGACTGACGCGAAACTTGAAATTAAATACGTGACAGTATGTCCACGATGCGGTTTCGGGTGCCATAAAGAAGGCAGTGTTATATTGCAATACGATGAAGCGAAAATGATTCCGGTGGTGGATGACCGTGGCTTACAGAGTCTTATTAGAAAGTGGGATTCAATTTTACGAGATCCTGAAGCAGAAAGGATAGCCAATATATGAAACACACCTTTATATTTTCCTGCACAGACAATGGCGGTGGGCATCAGGCTTTTGAAGTCAAAGCCGAGAATAAGCAGGAGGCCATCAAGAAGGGCATGGCGTTTGCAAAGAAACATGCTTCGGGTGATATCTGTGGGGATTGGGAATGCAAAATGATATCGGAGTGGACAACATGAACAACGACTTCGGAGCACTTACGATACTTGCACCTAAATGCCAGAAGTGTCCGAAGGTGGAAACTTGCGACCATAAGCAACTTGCTCATCTCGGATACATTATCCCGATCGAGGATATTGGCATCAGCATGGTGGCCCAAAGAGGTAATGGAAAGAGCCTCAGTCAGCTCGAAATAGTGGATTCACTGATGAAAAGGAGATTTAATTATGAAAATCGTTGAACCTAAGTACGAAATCCTCACTGATATTTCTGAGGGGGGCATTAAGGAGCTCCAGCAGATCGAACGAGTGGCCCGAGTCTGCTACAAGAGCGAAGACAAGATCACGCCGGATGGTGAGTCGGCAAAGAAACTGGTGGGCTTTCTGGTGAAGCAGGGGCATGAGGCTATGCTGGAGCATTCGCAGCTGTCCGTGCTGTTTACCTGTGACCGGGCCATTGCCAACGAGTTGGCACGGCACCGTATTGCGAGCTTTGCGCAAGAGAGCACACGGTACTGCAACTACTCGAAGGAGAAGTTTGGCGGGGAGCTGAGTTTTATTCGGCCGTATTATATTGATGTGACCGACACTGACAAGAAATGTGAAAGCGCAGAATATACACCTGGCAGCACCTGGCTTGATTCCTGCGAATCTGCGGAAATCCTTTATAAGGATATGATCGCACTCGGTATGCGTCCCGAACAGGCCCGTTGTGTGCTGCCGCTATGCCTGAAGACCGAGATTGTGGTGACGGCCAACTACCGTGAGTGGCGCAACATCTTCAAGCTGCGTACTCCTGTGGCAGCACATCCTCAGATGCGTGAGCTGATGTGTCCGTTGTTGATGGAGCTTCAGAAGAAGATCCCGGTGGTGTTCGATGATATTTACACGTACTGGCCTGCGGATGACCAGACACGGAAAGGAAGTATGGTGAAGTAAGCATGAAAGGAATTGATAAGAAATATATTGACGCGCTACAACAGTTTGGCTTTCATTTATACACGACCGAAACCGGGTATAAACTGTGCTATAACCCGATAGGTGGAACATTCTCTGCAAATTTCAATGATGAGAATTTTGTAGAGAACCTAATCAACTTTGCAGAGACATTTAATCCGAGTGCCTATGCCTCGGTTGAAATCGATGGCCCATGCTCAATCAAAGAGCTTGCCGAGACAGTTAAAAGTATGGAAGAAATTCAGCTTCTCCTCCTGAAAGTAGCTCTTGCATTTGTAAAAATCGATAAAGAAAGCATGGTGAACGAGAATGCAGCAAAGAACGTATGATTTTCTCGCTAAGTTGAAGGTTCCCATGCTGACCTTTGGTGGGGAGCTGATGGGAGAGGCTGTGGAGATGGTCGTCGATGACTTGAACTCGCACCGATTTATGTCCATGAGGGATATCGAGGCATCACTGGCAGATAAGTTCAATTGCAGCCCTGGTGTTGCGGATCGCCGGATGCGGTATGCGTTGGATATGGCGGAATATCGCTCTGGTGGGGTTAATGTTGAGCTGGAGAATCTGAAGAGTACGTACGATATTAAGGTGCTGTCGCTGAAGAAATTCTTGTATGCGGCGGGGAGAAGTTTGATGACGGAGGTGAGTGTGGGTAATGACCGCGGGTGAATTTAACGAACTGGTCAAGCAGGGGAGAGTATTGGCTCATATCGTGGATAATTTTAGTGGTGAATACGGGCTGGTTGAGAAAATTTCCGGTTTGACGAACCAGTTTGTGAGGTTTCGGTTCAAAGGTAAGAAGTGCGATACGATCATCTCGCCGGAGAATGTGATGTTTGAGATTGAGGATTAAGGTATGAAACTGGATAAAAATGTTATTTGGGTGAGACCACCCTGATTTACTTGACTATGGGCAGAGCACATGATATCCTAAATACATGACGAATAGGAGGTGCTTTTATGGCACGGACGGTAAAATGCCCTGGCTGTGGTGCGGATCTTACGGTGAAGGATAGCAACCGAGATTTCATGTTCTGTGAGTTCTGCGGGACGAAGGTTCGGCTCGATGACTATCAGGAGACGCACCGGTTTGTAGATGAAGCAAAAGTTCGGAGAGTGGATGCGTTCAAAGATATTGCCATGAAAGGCATGGAGCTTCACGAAAAGAAACAGGAGCAAGAGCGAGAAGAGGCTGAGAAAAATCGGAGAATGATGCCGGTTTATATTGGTCTGATGATTGCGATTCCGGTTATAGCCGGCATAATTTTGAAATTTTTCGGTTAAGATAAAATTTCACGGCCTTTTTATTTTTGAAAATACTTGACCGATGATGCCCGGTTCTGCCCATTTTATTTTTTCGTAATTTTTGTGAACTTTTCGAGAAAACATCAAAAAGTGTAAATTTCGTGGCCAAAAACCCACTTTGTGGCCAAAAATTTTTACAAAAATGGCCACAAAAACTAACGTAAATACGTTAAAAATATGCCATTTGGCCAAAAACCCACTTTTTTCTTTAAGTTACTTAAAAAATTGAAAATTTATATATAGTAATAGGAGATAAAAAATGGGCTTTTGGCCACAGCGAGTTTTTAGCTCGATTTGGCCGCGAGGGCCATAGATTTTTGCCTTGTAAAATCTCGTCGGATAGTGTATGATAAAGATGCAGCGTATGGTTGCATTATCGCTGACGGTTATGAGGTGTAAAATATGGATTTCGTTAATGAGTATGGTTTTGAAGAATGGTGGACTGAAGATCGTAAAGGTCGGCATATATCTTGTTACGCAAATAAATATGTAGAACTTCATATAAAAAGACCCGTGTGCGAATGTGGACGAATACTTGGCAAAAATGGACGAGAGCATTGGCGTTGCTCAAAATGCGGAGCAGAGTATTCGTATGATGAGCTTTACCGTTCCTTTGGTCCAGATGATTATAATTACGACTGCGATGATGGAACGATACAAGATGACTATGGCGAAAGAAAATATGAAGCACTTCAGATGTGCTGTGGACCAGAAGAATTGTACGAAATCTATAAGCATCTTTAATGACGCGAAAAAAAAGCAATCTCTATTATGGAAGAAATTCCACCAATTCAACAAAGGAGATTGCACCATGAGAAAAATTGAAATGGAAGAAAGAACACTTCAGGTTGTAATGTCTACAATGGGCAATATGGAATATGCGCGCGGTAAATCTAGTGGGCGCAAGAACACATTGCAATTGATGAATCAGGCTATGACTTGGAGCGGAATTTCAAACGAGACAATACAGCACATTATGCAAGCTTATCGACAGCTTGAAAAAGTGGATAAGTTGTAAATTTTTAAAAGCCCTTGCGCGAAAAACGCAGGGGCTTTTTCTTTTGCTCTGTTTTCTCAAAAATTCCTAAAAATTCACATTATTTCCTAAAAACTCACGCGAGAAAAACATCCCCTTTTATGGGAGGAATAGAATGTGTCTCAAGACGTGCTATTCCTCTTATTTTTGGAGGTTGTATCATGCTCGAAAATAAATTCAAGACAGGATTGGTAAAGGAACTGAAAGAACGCTTTCCAGGCTGTAAGGTTGTCCATTTAGATCCTACGGAGATTCAGGGTATTCCCGATCTCTTAGTTCTTTATGGTAAAACCTGGGGCGCACTGGAAGGCAAGAAGTCAGCGACTGCATCTCATCGTCCAAATCAGGACTATTATGTTCGGCAAATGGACGAGATGAGTTTTGCTTCCTTTATCTATCCTGAAAACAAGGAGGAAGTTCTTAATGAACTGGCGAGATCATTCGAGGCTCACGGGGAAACATGCCCTCCTCGGAGCAAGTAACTATCATTGGTTAAACTATGATGCAGATAGGCTGACCAATGCCGTTCTTAATTATCAGGCGAAAGAACGAGGAACCCGCCTGCACGCGTTTGCAGCTGAGTGCATTGCTCTTAAGCAAAAGTTGCCAAAGAGCAAAAAGACATTAAATACCTATGTGAATGATGCCATTGGCTTCCGCATGGATACTGAACAAGTCCTCTATTATAGCGACAACTGCTTCGGAACCGCAGATGCAATTACATTCAACGACGGTTTCCTTCGCATTCACGATCTCAAAACTGGAGCTGTTCCTGCACACATGGAGCAGCTCTATATTTATGCCGCTCTTTTCTGTCTGGAGTACGGATACGACCCGAAAGATATTCGGATAGAAACCCGTATCTACCAGAACGATGAAATCTGGATCGAGAATCCTACTGAAGATGAAATCAATCCGATCATTGCTAAAATCAAAGAGTTTGATCCGATTATCACTGATATTTTGTTAGGAGTGGCAGCATGAACCCGATTGAAAAAGACCTTCGTTCTTATTTTGGCATTACCTCTGAAAGTAATATTCTGGAGCATTACGGTACGAAACGCCATTCCGGGCGTTATCCCTGGGGCTCTGGTGATAATCCGTATCAGCATTCTGGTGATTTTTTGTCCCGGGTGAAAGAATTAAAAAAGAAAGGCCTCTCTGAAAAAGATATTCTGGAAACTATCAATAATTCTCTTCCCGATGAATATAAAATGGGGCTTACAGAGTTTAGAGTAGCTCAGCGGACGGCTACACATGAACGCCAAGCATTGGAGTACGACAAGATTCGTGCTCTAAAAGAAGATGGTCTTGGATGGAAAGAAATTGGTGATAAACTAGGGATGAGCGAATCTAGTGTTCGCTCTAAATATAATGGCAACATTAGTAAAAAAGAACAACATGCTGTAAATATCGCAAATACATTGAAGGCTGAAGTCGATAAAAAAGGTATAATTGACATTTCTGAAGGAGCAAATTCTGTTTTAGGAATAACTCAAACGGAGTTGGATGAGGCCGCATACAAGTTAGAGGCCGAATATGGCTATAAGCGCTACGGTGTGGGCATCAAGCAGCCTACCAATCCTCGCCAGCAAACGAACATTACAGTTCTTGCGAAGCCTGAATTTGATCAGAAATATGCTTATCAGCATCAGGATCAGATTGATTCTCTTGGAGACTATCATTCTGATGATGGCGGAGAGACCTTTACAAAACTTCAGCGTCCGTCTAGTCTGGATTCCAGTCGTGTCGCTATTCGATATGGTGATGAAGGCGGTCTGGATAAAGACGGTGTTATGGAGATTCGCCGCGGGGTTCCTGACCTTGACCTCGGAAAAAGCCACTATGCACAGGTTCGTATCCTCGTTGACGGTGACCATTATCTGAAGGGCATGGCTGTCTATTCGGATGATCTGCCGGATGGTGTGGACGTGATGTTTAACACCAATAAGCCTTCCGGTACGCCCAAGATGAAGGTTCTCAAGGAAGCAAAAGCTGATCCTGACAACCCGTTTGGCGCGGCCATCAAGGCCAACGGCCAGAGCATGTACATCGGCGATGACGGAAAAGAGCACCTCTCACCGATCAACAAGCTGAAAGAGGAGGGCGACTGGGATACGATGTCCCGGAACGTCTCTTCTCAGTTCCTTTCCAAGCAGCCCAAGAAGCTGATCGAGAACCAGCTCAACCTTACCGTCGCGGATTACAAAGCCCAATATGATGAAATCATGCGGTACGATAATCCTACGGTCAAAAAGAAGCTGCTCAACGATTTTGCCGATACGGTTGAAGGAACATCCATGACCCTGAAGGCATCTGCTTTCCCGGGCCAGTCCACAAAGGTTATACTGCCGATCAATAAGATCAAGGAGACAGAGGCTTATTGCCCCACCTATGAGAATGGCACCAGGCTTGCACTGATCCGTTACCCTCATGCAGGTACCTTTGAGATTCCCATCGTGACTGTCAACAACAAGAATGTCAGCGGCAAACGGAATCTCGGTGCAATTCAGGATGCTATCGGCATCAATGCAAAGGTTGCGGAACGGCTTTCGGGCGCTGACTTCGATGGCGACACGGTCATGGTAATCCCTGTTACTGACAAAGTCAACATTAAGTCTACTCGTGCGCTGAAAGCATTGGAAGGATTCGATCCCAAGACCGCTTATGCAGTTCCTGAAGGCAATCCGAACAATGTCAGGCTGATGAAGAAAGAGGAGAAGCAGCGCGAAATGGGCGTGATCTCCAACCTCATCACTGATATGACATTGCGAGGTGCTGATGAGGACGAGCTTGCACGTGCGGTTAAGCACTCCATGGTCGTTATCGATGCGGAAAAGCATAAGCTGGACTATAAGCGCTCTGAGCGAGAGAATGGTATCCCCGAGCTGAAGCAGAAGTGGCAGATTCGTGTTGACGAAGAAGGAAACACTAAGTATGGTGGTGCATCCACGCTGCTGTCCCGGCGTAAGCAGACAGTACGAGTGCCGGAGCGTCGTGGCAGTGTCCGCATAGACAAGGAGACCGGTGAGTATATTTACAAGGAGAGCGGACGGACATTCACTGACCCCAAAAGCGGCAAGAAGCGTCTAGCGGAGGATACTGTCAGCCTGATTTCCGAAACGAAAGATGCTCGAACTCTGTCTTCTGGCACTGTTCAAGAGAACCTATATGCGGACTTCTCTAATAAGCTGAAGGCCATGGCCAATCAGGCGCGCAAAGAGGCGGTAAATATGAAGGGACTTGAATACAGTCCTTCTGCCGCCAAGACCTATGCGCCTGAGGTTGCTTCTCTGAAAGAAAAGTATAACAACATGATCGCTAACAAGCCTAAAGAGCGCAAAGCAATGCTGATTGCGAACGCGAATATTAAGGCGAAGATTCAGGAACAGGGGCTTGATCCCAACATTTCGGAAGATAAGAAGGTAATCAAGAAGATCTCTTCTGTCGAGATGCAGCGTGCTCGTGATTCAGTTGGTGCAAGCGGACGCAGATCCAAGGTCACCTTCACGGATAAGGAATGGGAAGCTGTTCAAGCTGGTGCAATTTCAGACAACATGCTGACGAAATTCCTTAATTCGTCTGATTCTGATGAAATTGTGAAGCGTGCAATGCCAAAGAATGCAACTGTTATGACTTCTGCAAAGATGTCCAAAGCAAGTGCAATGCTGCGAAGCGGTTATTCTTATGCCGAAATCGCAAAGGCTTGTGGCGTTCCTGAATCTACTGTTTATAGTGCACTCAATAAGTAACAATCCATCAAGAAAGAGGCTTTGAATTATGGTTCGATGCTTTCTTACCACCTTTGACAACCCGTACAGTCCGTATGAGGAGTTTGAAAAGTGGTACCAATATGACGTTGATCATGGCTACAACTCTTCTGGTTTGCTTATGAGGATCGCCGAGACCTCCTCTCAGTTCACGGACAACGAAAATGCCTATGAAATTGAGAAAGCAATCGACAAGATTGTTGCTGCTGATCCAATAAACATTTACAAAAAGCTCAAAATCAATGTATCTGATGAAGATACGCTAGGCCAAACTGCGTAAACCATAGGGAGGGGGTCTCAAAATCGGCACCCCCTCTCAAATCGCGCCGGTCTGTGATATTTCCCCGGAGGGAAAATTGATATTTGGGCTTTAAGGCTCCGACAGCGAAAGCTGCCGATTATATTTGTGTAAACTCTCGATGCCTGTATCCACAGCAGGTGTTAAGATTTACAGTCATATGGGAAATTGCCGAGGTTCTGGGGTGTAGACCGGGACTTCGGCGGTTTTTGCAAGGGCTCATGGGAGTAGTATCCTCCTATATGTTTGGGTTCAGGGCTTTCGTGATGTTCAACCTCCATTGGGCATGATCTGCTTTTTCTTCTCCTTTCAAATGAGACAGGCTTAACTGGTACTACTGCGACTCCCATGAACCCTTGCAAAAGCAAAATAAGAATGTGAAACGAGGTTATTGCAATGAAACCTAAGAAGTCTGCTCCGGGCGAAATGTCGGCTGCAACTTCGCGGCCTGCAAGAACCCCGGAAGCACAAGAAAACTATATGATCAACCTGGCGATGAAACTGGTTGAGAAACGACTGCTGGAAGGTACGGCATCCAGCGCTGAGACGACCCATTTTCTGAAGCTGGCGACCTCTAAGAACGAGTTGGAGAAAACAAAGCTGGAAGAGGAAAACAAGCTGCTGAGGGCAAAGACTGAGACACTCCAGAATGCAAAGCACTCCGAGGAGATGTACGAGAAGGCCATTGCTGCCATGAAGAAATACAACGGCTTGGGAGAGGATGACGAGTATGAGTGCTGAGGTATTTCGTATTCTGGTGTTTGCTATGATTCCGGTTCTTCTGGTGGAAGTTTTCCTGTCGCTTGAATACACCGGCGTGAACCGGAAATTCGACACGATTCTCATGTGTGCAATCTCCGGAACAGTAGGTGTTATGCTGTTCGGTGCATTTGTGGCAGATGGCTGGGTCTTTTGAGGTGTTGAACATGACACGAGATGAACTCGAGCAATTATGGCGTTACCTTATGTATCAGTCAGGCGAGCCGTTGAAGGATGGTTTGGCGGTTACCGTAAATAATAAAAGTGATGAAAGCGCTTATGAAAAGCTACACAGAACTATGCACCCTGCCGACCTATGAAGAGCGGCTGGAATATTTACAGCTGCACGGTGAGGTGGGGAAGGACACCTTCGGGTTTGACCGATGGCTGAACCAGGACTTCTACCAATCGAGAGAGTGGCGGCAGTTCCGAGACAGGATCATTGCCCGGGACATGGGCTGTGACCTTGGGTGCAAAGACCACCCGATCACAGACTGGGTGCTGCGGGACGGAAAGCCGATCCGACCGAAGATCTCCATCCACCACATGAACCCCATAACAAAAGAAGACGTTCTCCAGCACAGCGAGAAGCTGCTTGACCCGGAGAACGCCATTTGTGTTTCAGCGGTGACGCATAAGGCTATCCACTATGGAACGGGGAAGGGCCCGAAGCTGCCGGACGGAGAAAGAAGACCGGGCGACACCTGCCCATGGAGGAAATGAGTATGTACCAGAAAAAAGCATTTAACCGGCGAGAGCAGGACTACGCCATGGGGCTGCGGAGGAAGCTGGAAGAGGCAGAGGCGATGCTCCAGCACCTTGCACCGAGCCGCGCAAGAAGTCTGGCACTGACCAAGCTGGACGAAGCACTGCTCTGGGCGAACGTGGGCATTGCGGAAGCCGGGCTCCAGCAGGGCTATACGACTGCTCCGCGGAACAGGGGCTTTGACTTTGACGATGCTCTGGCGACAAATGTGGATGGGCAGCAGGTGCGGGCAACACGGGCCAGGGATATTACGTTTGATGGGATGAAGATTGTCCCGCGGAGGGATGAGAATCAGGCTGTGACCGCACAAAACGCTGCTCCGAGTGCTGAGGGAGACCTCGTTTTGCTGAAGCCTGGTCAAGTGGCGATTGATGCGGGGAGGCTGACCAAGCTGGTCGAGGAGAGTGCACAGAAAGAAGCGGCCATGGGGAAGGACGGAGCATCCCGTCACCTGGCAGAGCTTGAGCTGATGGCACAGGCGCACAAGGACTGGTATTATGCCATGATGAGTTATATTATGGGCGACGACAGCGATGCCGAGGAGGAATCAAAATGAATTCGATCCTGACGAGCGTGAAGAAGCTGCTGGGCATTGCCGAGGAGTGCACAGACTTTGATGCGGACCTTATCATGTACATCAACATGGCGCTGTTTGCACTGGTGCAGATGGGTGTTGGGCCTGCGGCTGGATACACCATCTCCGGGAAAGAGAACGAATGGACAGAGTTCATTGCTGACCCGGTGAAGGTGGAAGCGGTAAAGGCATATGTTGCTGTGAAAGTACGGCTGCTGGGCTTTGACCCTCCCCAGAGCAGCACTACCATGGAAGCACTGAAGAACACCGTGGCAGAAATGGAATGGCGGCTGAATGTGGAGCACGATAATTTTGAGAAAGAAGCGTGACAACATGGTGAAACATGAAGGCAACATCCTGATGGAATGGCCCGAAGCATATCGCCAATTGGTTTCGGGTAAGAAAATTTGTATGTACTGCTACTATGTTGATGAAACTGGTAGGCATGACTACAAAGATTACTGGTATATCAATGCCGACGGGCATTTGGTGGTGCATCGTGAGGATGGAATCGAACGAGATTTGAGCGATCCTAAATGGCTGCTCGAATATTTGGAAATGACCACTTGGCCGAGATACTGGACAGTGATTCAGGATAAAACGTAAGGTTCCCACCTTATTATAATAGGAGAATTGAAAATGGCACTCTCGAACACGGCCACGCCGATCTATTACGGCCGTTTCAGAGAGGCCGTGATGCGTGGTGAAATACCGGTCTGCCGAGAAATCGCCATGGAGATGGAGCGGATCGACGACCTGATCGCCAACCCCGGCATCTACTATGACGACAAAGCGGTGAACGGCTTTATTTCGTTCTGCGAGGACGAGCTGACCCTGACGGACGGCACCGACGTGAAGATGCTGGATAGTTTTAAGCTATGGGCAGAAGAGATCTTCGGGTGGTACTACTTTGTGGAGCGGAGCGTCTTTGTGCCGAATAAGCACGGAGGCGGTGGACACTACGAGACCCGGCGGCTGAAAAAGCGGCTGGTGACAAAGCAGTACCTCATCATTACCCGATCGGCTGCGAAGACCATGTACCTTGAGTTTTTGCAGGCCTACTTCCTGACGGCGTACACCACCACGACCCAACAGCTGACCACTGCCCCGACCATGAAACAGGCCGAGGAGGTGTTAGCACCTTTCCGCACGGCGCTGGCACGGGCAAAAGGACCTGTGTTCCAGTTTATGACCGAGGGAAGCTTACAGAACACCACCGGAAACAAGGCTGACCGGGTGAAGATGGCTTCCACCAAGAAGGGCATCGAGAACTTTCTGACGAACAGTCTGCTGGAAGTGCGTCCGATGACCATTGAGAAGCTTCAGGGACGGCGTGACACTGTAGCGACTGTGGATGAGTGGCTCTCCTGCGACATCCGGGAAGACCCCATTGGTGCCATTGAGCAGGGCGCGGCCAAGAACGAGAATTACCTCATCGTGGCGGCTTCCTCCGAGGGCACGGTGCGCAACGGCTGCGGCGACGACATCAAAATGGAGTTGATGAGCATCCTGAAAGGGGAGTACGTCAACCCCCATGTGTCCATCTGGTATTACAAGCTGGACTCCATTGAAGAGGTGGGCCAGCCGGAGATGTGGCTGAAGGCCAACCCGAACCTGGGCAAGACCGTGAGCTACGAGACCTACCAGCTGGACGTTGAGCGAGCGGAGAAATCCCCCAGCGCCCGGAATGATATTCTGGCCAAGCGCTTCAACCTACCCATGGAGGGCTACACCTATTTCTTTCCCTACGAGGAGACCCTGTGCCACAGGAAGAGAAGCTTCTGGCAGATGCCCTGTGCCATGGGCGCGGATCTTTCCATGGGCGACGACTTCTGCGCCTTCACCTTCCTGTTTCCGTTGTCCAACGGATATTTCGGGGTCAAGACGAGGGACTACATCACATCCTACACCCTCAGCCAGCTTCCGGCTTCGAGACGGCAGCAGTATGAGGAGTTTATGCGGGAAGGGACCCTGTTCGTGTTTGACGGCACGGTCCTGGACATGATGCAGGTGTACGATGACCTGGACAACTTTATCATGGAGAACGAGTACGACGTACGGGCGTTTGGCTACGACCCCTACAACGCGCAGGAGTTCGTGAAGCGCTGGGGCGATGAAAACAGTACCTTTGGCGTTGTGAAAGTTATCCAGGGCGCAAAGACCGAAAGCGTGCCGCTGGGTGAGCTGAAAAAACTGAGCGAACAGCGGAAACTGCTGTTTGACGAACAGCTGATGCAATTTGCCATGGGCAACTGCATTACACTGGTGGACACCAATGGCAACCGGAAGCTCTACAAACAGCGGCAGGATCAGAAGATCGATGCCGTGGCGGCCATGATGGACGCTTACGTGGCGTGGAAAAAGAACCGGGATGCGTTTGAGTAAAGGAATAAAATGAGAAGGGATGAATGTATTTGGCGCTGGAGAAATCCAGATGAGCTTTATCATTATGGTATCAAAGGAATGAAATGGGGCGTGCGGAGAACTCCGGCTCAGCTGGGACATAAACCCTATACAGATAAACCTGAACGTGCTAAAATAAACTCATCGGTATTACGAAGAGCTGTGCAAAAGGGTGAAGTTAGTCTTGCTATTCGGAAAAGCAAGCAATCGGAGCATGACCGTAATTCGCCTTTGTATAAGCAAGGCAAAAGCTACACCTATTTTAGTGCTGATAAAGCACAGCGCTATATTTTAAGGCTTCATGGAACAGGAACGCTGATCTCTTCAAATAAGGGTGAATGGGTAAAGAAAGAGCGTGTTCGATCTGACGAGCCAATTGGCGTATATGTTGATTTGGATGGCGCTGAACATGAAACCCATAACGCGCTCATTATTTATTCCAATAAGGGTACACATATTTATCCAGTAAGAGAGGATGTGACATCGTGAAACTGAGAGCTTATGAAGGAAAAAGAGTGACGGTAATCACTTCTGATGGAAAGAAATATTCTGGAGTGGTGACGGATTATATTTTTCCAGAGGATAATGAGCCTGAAGGAATCGAAAGCATCATTCTTGATGGTGAATTAGAGATTACTGGCCCTGAAATTGTTGCAATTAAATAAAGAAACATGATAGTGCATCAGCTTAACGGCTGGTGCATTTTTTGTTTGCAAAGGAGGTGGAACATGACGGTATATAGCGATGAACTCTACCATTGGGGTATCAAAGGCATGAAATGGGGCGTGCGGCGCTACCAGAATAAGGATGGCACGCTTACTTCCGAGGGAAAGAAGCACTATGCGCAGGAGCACGAAGACTATACACGCGCTCATACGAAGAAAAGCGTCCGTGAAATGAGCGACAGTGAGCTGAATGCGCGTATCAACCGATTGCAAAAAGAGCAGCAGTATGAACGGCTTACGGCTTCTCCCAGCAAGATCCAAAAAGCGATTAAAATTGCTGGGGCAACCGCCACGGCACTTGGGACTGTTACGACCCTTTACAACAATGGTTCTGCTGTGATGAAAATCGGTAAGAATATCGTTGAATCGGGTGCTTTCAAGAATGCGGTCGTCAGTGGAGCACTGGCTACAACGATGAAAGCACATGGCGCATAAGGAGGAAATATGTGGCAATGGAATGATGGAAGCATGGAGCTTTATCATTACGGCATTAAAGGCATGAAGTGGGGCGTACGCAAAAGCCGGGCTAAAGCTGCTAAATCTACGAAAAGTCGAGCTAAAGCCAACGGATCTACAAAAAGTCGAAAAAAGACATCTCAAAAGAATGATATTTTGACTGTATACAAGAATGAGAGAAAACGACAGGAACGCTTTTTGGCTACACAACGGGCAATCAGAGCAGGAGAATCCGTCGTGAATGGGTACCTCGCAAGAACAAATACAACCCTGAATGGAAAACCTCTTCGGGTGAATCATGCCGCGGTTGTTCTGGTTCAGAATATTCTCAACAGAAAGTATGCGGAGGATACCTTTTAATGAGCTCATCTGAAGAACTTTACCACCATGGAATCCTTGGTATGAAATGGGGCGTGCGGCGCTACCAGAATAAGGATGGCACCCTTACACCAAAAGGGAAGAAACGATATTCTGATGTGACAGAGCTGAAGTCAAAGAAGACAGGCGAAAAATTATATGTAGCCCAACGACAGGTCAAACAAGGCGATTCGGAACGAAACTTTGATGTTATTCAAAATGGCAGAAAAATCGGAAATGCCTGGCTGGAAGACCAAGGGGATAATTTGTACATTAACTGGATTGATATAAAGAAAACTGAACGAGGAAAAGGGTATGCCGATTCCGTGATGGGCTATATCGTGAAGTATGCTGATGAAAATGATTATAAAACACTATCACTAGAAGTTCCTGGAAGTAGTCCGGATGCCCGGCATATTTATGAAAAATACGGATTCAAAGCAGAATCATCCGAACAAAATCAAGATGATGTCTGGGATGGACTCACTGCAATGAAGAGGAGAAAGTAAATGGCATCACGACCCCTTGGCTCCAGACTGCGACATGCCTGGAATGCTTTTCTGAACCGGGACCCTCCCGGAAAAATTTATATTGGGGGAGGTTACAGCAACCGGCCCGACCGGGTACGGCTGAACCGAACCAATGACCGGACGATTATGACGGCCATCAACACCCGCATTGCAACGGATGCTGCGGCGATCACCATCAATCATGTAAGGCTCGATGAAAACGGACGCTATGACGAAACCGTTGATTCGGGCCTTAATTCTTGTCTGAACCTTTCCGGCAACAAAGACCAGACAGGCCGCTCTTTGCGGTTTGACCTGTTTCTTTCGATGCTGGACGAGGGTGTAGTAGCACTGGTGCCCATTGACACCAACTATGACACGAGGACAGGCAAGACCGAATTTGAATCCATGCGGGTCGGAAAGGTACTGGAGTGGTACCCGGATGATGTTCGGATGGAAGTTTACAACGACCGGACTGGCCTGAAGGAAGAGATTACCCTGCCGAAAGACAAGGTGGCGATCATCGAAAACCCGTTCTATGCCGTGATGAACGAGCCGAATGGAACGGTGCAGCGCCTGATCCGGAAGCTGAACCTGATGGACGTGGTTGATGAGCAGGTGGGTAGCAACAAGCTGGACATGATCATTCAGCTGCCCTATGTCATCCGAACGGATGCAAAGAAAGAACAGGCCGAAAAGCGGAGAGCAGAGGTCGAGCAGCAGCTCGCCAATTCCAAATATGGCATTGCCTACACCGATGGCACGGAACATATCACTCAGTTGAATCGCAGCCTCGAAAACAACCTTCTGAAGACCGTGGAATACCTGACCAACATGGCATACAGCCAGCTGGGTATCACCCCGGAAATTATGAATGGTACCGCTTCCGACGCTGTGATGACCAACTATGAGAATAGAACGATCGAACCCATTGTGGCAGCTGTCGTGGATGAGATCCGGCGAAAGTTCCTGACCGAGAAAGACCGGGCGAACCGGGAATCGGTGATGTACTTCCGTGACCCGTTCAAGCTGACCCCTGTTTCCACCGTTGCCGAGATGGCGGACAAGTTTACCCGGAACGAGATTATGACCTCGAACGAGTTTCGTCAGGCCATTGGCATGAAGCCCAGCAAGGACCCTAAGGCAGATGAACTGCGGAATGCAAACATCAGCCAGTCGAGTGAGGAAATTGCTGCTCAGAACAAAACAATCACGGCAGGGCGAGATGCCGTAGAGAGGAGTATTGCAAATCAAAATGGTTAATTTTGACTACGATTGCAGCGGCTGGGCCACGAAAGCGAACGTCCAGTGCTACGATGGCCTGGTGATCGCGCAGGATGCCTTCAAGGAGTGCAGTGGTAAGGTTCGCCCTATGGTGTACAACCATGACCATAACAGTATCGATAACGTGCTTGGGCATTGTCTGCTGGAAAACCGGCCCGGCGGTATGTACTGCTATGCCAAGTTCAACGATACCCCGACCGGCCAAACTGCAAAACAGTGTGTGGAAAATGGAGACCTGAACGCTTTTTCGATTTATGCGAACGGATTGACAAAAGTTGGCAATGTCGTAAAACACGGCATCATCCAGGAGGTAAGTCTGGTTCTGGCGGGTTGTAACCCGGGTGCGATGATCGACGAGGTGATCAAGCACAGCGCCGATGAAGATTACGAGGGCGGCGAGGCGTTTATCGTCTCGGATACAGCCCTGAGTATCACCCATGGCATGGACCCGGACGGCAATCCGCTGGAAGACATTTCTCACAGCGCAGACAGCGGCGATGCCGTGACTGGCGACAAAGTAACGCAGGAGGAAGCCAAGATGGTGGACGAAAAGAACGTAAACAAGGAAGAAACCGTAGAGGATGTCTTTAACACTCTGACGGAAAAACAAAAAAATGTCGTGTATGCGATCATCGGTTCTGCAATGCCCGATGAAAACGGCGACAAGACTGACGGTGAGGAGGACGATACCGTGAAGCACAACGCATTTGACAAGGACACCAACCAGACCGTGCTGAAGCACAGCATTGAGGACATCAACCAGGTGGTCAAGACCGCCAAGAGCCATGGCACCATGAAGGCTGCCTTTGAGGATGCCGGTATGACCGGTGATGAGCTGACCCACAGCATCGACAACATCGACTACCTGTTCCCCGAGGATCACCTGCTGGACACCCCGCCCCGCATCATCGATAAGCCCGACGACTGGGTGAGCGTGGTCATGGGCGCTGTCCACCACATCCCGTTCAGCCGCTTCAAGAGCATGTTTGCTGACCTGACCGAGGAGGATGCTCGCGCCAAGGGTTACATCAAGGGCAACTTCAAGAAGGAAGAGGTCTTTGGCCTGCTGCGCCGCTCCACCAGCCCCACCACCGTCTACAAGAAGCAGAAGCTGGATCGCGACGATGTGATCGACATTGCCAGCTTTGACGTTGTGGCATGGCTGAAGCAGGAGATGCGCCTGAAGCTGAACCGTGAGCTGGCTCTGGCATACCTGCTGGGTGATGGCCGTCTGGCAGCCTCTGAGGACAAGATCGATGAGAACTGCATCCGCCCCGTCTTCAATGATGCAGACCTGTTTACCATCAAGGTTCAGTGCAAGACCACCGGCCTGACCACCGTGGAGGACAAGTACAAGGCCCTGATCAAGCAGATCATCCGTGCCCGCAAGGACTCACCACCGAGGACGCTCTGACCGAGATGCTCCTGCTGGAGGACGGCATCGGCCACCCGCTGTATGCCGACGAGGCTGCTCTGGCCCGCAAGCTGCGTGTTGCAAAGATCGTGACTGTGCCCGAGATGGAGGGCCGCAAGGGTGCCAAGGGCGGCGACCTGGTCGCTATCGTTGTCAACCTGGCCGATTACACTGTGGGTGCTGACAAGGGCGGCGCTGTTTCCATGTTCGATGACTTCGACATCGACTTCAACGCGCAGAAGTACCTGATCGAGACCCGCTGCTCCGGCGCTCTGACCACCCCGTTCAGCGCAATGGCCGTTGAGTGGGCCGCTTAATCCGTTGTGGGAAAGGAGAGAAACCTATGCTGAAACCCTATTACGAGACCGGCTATGACCTGCATGTGGCAAACTATATTGCCTATGGCCATTCCGACAACAAGCTGTACGAGGATGCCGCCCACACCACCGAGGTGAAGAAGGCAGATGCCGAGAAGGCATTCAAGCTGGGCCGCCTGATGATTGACGACGGCACCAACGTGCTCCAGGCTGTGGCAATGACCGCCACTGGCTTTATCACCTACGACGGCAGCGCTGCGGCAACCTGGACGGCAAAGGCTGAGGACTGAGTTTTCAGCCCTTTAGTTAGTTGTAACTAATCAAAATGGAGTGAGAAGAGATGAAATACAGCGGAAAGCTTGGCTTTGCCGATGAGGTAGAAGAGACTGCCCCCAGTGTATTTACCGAAAAGATGACCGAACGCCAATATTTTGGCGATGTACTGGAATTTGGACGGCAGATGCAGCTGGGGGACAAGGTGAACCCTGACATCACGGTGGGAAACCAACTGAGCATTGTAGCCGACCCGTTTGCACGAGATCATCTCTACAAGCTTCGGTATGCGACGTTCATGGGGCAGAAATGGCAGGTATCCAGCGTGAAGGTACAATACCCGCGCCTGATCCTGACCCTGGGAGGGCTCTGGAATGAATGCACGACTGAAGGTTGACGCACTCTTACGCGAAGTGCTGAAAGAGAATACCGCGTCGATCCACCTCTATTTTCAGCCGAAAGCTGGATTCCAGCTCCAATATCCCTGCATCGTGTACAGCGAAAGCAGAATCCGAAACAACCATGCGAATGACCGGGTCTACATTCAGCATCCGTTCTACACGGTGACCGTGATGGACAGAGATCCGGACAGCAAAATCAAAGCGGCCGTAAGTGCGTTACCAAAATGCACCTACGACCGCTCTTTTGTTTCGGATGGATTATACCACACCGTATTTACGATCTACACTTAAGAAGGAGGAAGTTTATGGCAAGACTGATTTGGGATGCCGTTGGCGAAAAGTTTTACGAGATGGGCACCAAGATGGGTGTCCTGTACCCCATGGCAAACGACGGCAACTATGAGAACGGCGTGGCCTGGAATGGCCTGACCGCTGTGACCGAGAGCCCCTCCGGCGCTGAGGAGACCAAGCTCTACGCCGACGACATCAAGTATGCTTCTCTGCGCAGTGCCGAGGAGTACGGCTACACCATCGAGGCATACACCTACCCGGACGAGTGGGCTCCCTGTGATGGTTCCGCAGAGGTCACCAAGGGCGTGAACATTGGCCAGCAGAAGCGCAAGGGTTTTGGCTTCAGCTGGGTGACCACCATGGGCAACGACGTTTCCGACGAAGTGGGTCAGAAGATCCACGTTGCATGGAACAGCACTGCCTCTCCCAGCGAGAAGAGCTATGCCACCATCAACGATAACCCCGATGCCATCACCTTCAGCTGGGAGTGCACTACCTCCCCCGTGAACGTGACCGGTCACCGCCCCACAAGCCACATGGAAATCGACTGCTCCAAGCTGAAGCCTGCTACTGTGAAGGCCATTCAGGACAAGCTGTGGGGCACCGAGTCCGCTGAGGCAACCCTGCCCACCCCGGATGATCTGATCAAGCTGATCACCGACAGCGAGGACCAGGTGTAAACCTCTCACCGCTTCGGTCTCGCCTTTGGCGAGCGCCTTGCGGAGCTCCCCTAATAGGGGAGCCAAGAATCAATGAACACAATAAAGGAGAAGAAAAATGCTGAAAAAGACGATGACTACCGTGGACTTTGGCGGTACTGAGCGGACGGAAGACTACTACTTCAATCTGACCCGCGCCGAGATCATGGAGATGGAGCTGAACACCGAGGGCGGCTTTGTGCAGATGATCAACCGCATCACCGCTGCCCAGAGCCAGCTGGAGCTTGCCAAGCTGTTCAAGCAGATCCTGTGCAAGAGCTACGGTGTGTTGAGCCCGGATGGCCGCAAGTTCGTCAAGAACGAGGCTGTTCTGGCTGATTTCATGGCCACCCAGGCATACAGCGACCTGTACTACAAGCTGGCATCCAATGCAGAGGAGGCCGCCGCATTCTTCGAGGCGATCCTGCCCGAGGATATGAAGGAAGAGGCCAAGAAGGCCGACAAGCAGAACCCCCAGCCCGGCCTGATGGTGCTGGAAGGCCCGAAGAAGGGCACCGACGAGCAGTAAGCCTGCCCTCACAACTGACCGAACATTCAAAATGGAGAGCACTCTGAAAAGAGCGCCTCAATGAAAACACCCCAGGGAGGTGGAGCGGGTGCTGACGTTAAACATTCCGGCAAAGCAGAGCTGGAACGCAAAGACAGAGGAATTTGTCTATTCGGAACCGGTAACGCTGAAACTGGAGCACTCACTGCTCTCCCTGGCTCATTGGGAAAGCAACTGGAATATACCGTTCCTGAGCAATCTGGACAAGCTGACCGTGGAGCAGTGGCTGGACTACATCCGCTGCATGACGATCACGAAAGGGGTAGACCCTGAAGTATACGCCAGACTGACGAAAGAACAGTATAAAGCCATTAACACATATATGGAAGCCCCGATGACCGCAACATGGTTTGCCGGGGAGCCAAGACCGAACGAAATAAAAAATAAAACGAAACCTCGACCGAAACGCCCGCCCAGGAGAAATGGAACGGAGACAACGGCCGAGATTCTTTATTGCCAGATGTTCACATACGGCATCCCGAAGGAGTGCGAAAAGTGGCATCTGAACCGGCTCCTTACCATGATCCGGGTCTGCCAGGAGAGCCAGGCACCAACGAAGAAGATGAGTAAGGGCGAACGGATGGCCCAGCAGAGAATGCTGAATGAGCAGAGAAAGGCCAAGCTGAAAACAAGAGGATAAGCATGTCGAAAGTCATCATCTTTCGCCAGAAAGGCGACTGGAAAAAGACCCGGAAATTTTTGAAGCGATGTTCCGACCTCGACCTGGACGACGTACTGAACCTGTACGGCCAGGAAGGGGTGGATGCCCTTGCGAAAGCGACCCCCAAGGACACGGGAAAGACCGCGGCCAGCTGGAGCTACGAGGTGACAAAGGGCAGGGAAAGCATCGTTATTACATGGAAAAACTCCAACATCGTGGACGGCGTGCCCATTGCGGTGATCCTGCAATATGGCCACGGAACACGAAACGGAGGGTATGTAGAGGGTGTGGATTACATTAACCCGGCAATGCGGCCGGTCTTTGAGCGGATCGCGGCCAGAGCATGGGGCGAGGTGAGGACAGAATGAGCAGGGAAGTGGACAGCCGCGTTGTTGAAATGCGGTTCGACAACGAAAACTTTGAGAAGAATACAAAAAAGACCATCTCGACCATTGACCGGCTGATGGAGAAGCTCCAGTTTAAGGGCGCGGAAAAGGGCTTTGAGAAGCTGGACGCAGCCGCGAAGGACGTGGACTTTGCCACCATGCAGACGAGCCTTGACCGGCTGGAATCCAAGTTCTCGAGCCTGAACATCGTGGCCACAACGGCGCTGGTGAACATCACCAACAAATTTGTGGACGCGGGCGAGAAGCTGGTCAAGAGCCTGTCCATCGATCAGGTGGCCAGCGGCTGGGACAAGTACACCGAAAAGACCTCCAACGTTCAGACCATCATGAACGCCACGGGCAAGAGCATCGATCAGGTGAACGGCTACCTGAACAAGCTGATGTGGTACTCCGACGAGACCAGCTTCAGCTTCAACGAGATGACCAGTGCGCTGAGTTCGATGACTGCCACGGGCGGTGACATCGAGAAGCTGCTTCCCATGATCATGGGTATCGCAAACTCGGTTGCGGATGCTGGACAGAGCGGCGAGGCATTTGTACATACCATCCGGAATCTGACCCAGAGTTATAGCACAGGCTTCCTGAATCTTCAGGACTGGAACAGCCTTGCCATTGCAAAGACCAACAGCAAAGCCCTGATTGAAAACCTGATCGAGGCAGGCAAGGAACTTGGCACACTGGACGCACAGGGCAGAACTTCGGCGGGAACGCTGGTGGATACGGGCACGTTCCGCAACACGCTTTCCGAAAAGTGGGCGACTAAGGCCGTTATGGAAAAGGCCTTCAACAAGTACGCTCAGATGACGCTGGACGTTTATGACCTCACACAGGAAAAAGGAATCACTGCATCCGAAGCCATCGATGAGCTTTCCGGGGCATATGACAACATCGCAGAGCGCTCGTTCAAGGCGGCCCAGCAAGCGAAGAGCTTCAACGAAGCAATCGATGCGACGAAGGATGCGGTCGGCTCCTCCTGGATGAAAGTCTTCGAGACCTTCTTTGGCAACAAGGAAGAGGCCACCGAGACCTGGACGGAGCTGGCCAACCGGCTGTACGACATTTTCGTGCCCAGCATCGACGGGCTGAACGAGCGGCTGAAGGACGGACTGAACAGCGGATGGAATAAACTGCTTGAAAATGAGCTGGGCGATCAGGCAGACGTATACGCGTATACCATGGAGCAGGTGGCACTGGCTTCCGGTGCAATCACTGAAAAGCAGATCTCCGATGCAGGTAGTTTTGGTGAAGCAATCAAACAGGGCGGCATCAGCGCAGAGCTCCTGAAAAAGGGACTGGGCGAAGCGCAGTCAAGTGCTGAGAAAATGCTGACCCTGAGCGATGCTGAACTGGAAAAGCGAGGCACGAATCGGGAAGAAGTTGAGAAGAATGCTCAGGCCTTTGAAGAGCTGAACAAGAAAGTTCAAAATGGAACGCTTGACCTGGAGGCTTACTCGAAACAGATCCGGGAACTTTCCGGCCGAGAGCATCTGATGCAGAGCCTGTGGAATCTGATGGATGCGGCAACTGCCATTGCAAAACCCATCCGTGAGGCATTTCAGGAGATTTTTCCCTCTAAAACAGGGGAGGAGATCAAGAGCTTTGCCCAGTGGCTGGATAGCATCACCAAAAAACTCATCATCAGTGATGATACGGCCAAGAAGATCAAGACCACCGCAGAGGGTGTGTTCTCTGCCCTGCGGGTCGGAAAAGATATTCTGGAAGGCATTATTTCCGGCATGGTACGTGTGCTGAACCTGACAAAGCCTCTGGCAGATATTCTGTTGGATGCGGCATCGGCTGCCGGAGAGTTTTCTTCCGAAATCACGAAGGGGCTCCATCCGTTGGAGACGATTGGCACCTGGGTGACCGATTTTGTAAATGCTGCTGCCCCGGTGCTTTATTCGTTTGGCTCCGCTGCGGACAAGATCTTTACTCAGTTCGCCGAAGGTGCGAAGGATGCGTTCAACGAGTTTGATCCCGAGAAGCTGAACCAGTTTATTCTTGGCGGCATGGGGGCCAGTATGTTGGTCTCCATTAAGGGATTCCTTGAGAGCATTAAATCCATTGGCTCCAGCGCAAAAGGCATAGTAGGCGAAATCAAAGAATCCATCGAATCTCTGGGCGAGGCAGTCGATGCGTGGAAATCGGCCAAGAAGGCGGACACTTTGATGACGATCGCCAAAGCAGTGGCCCTGATGGCTGGTTCTTTGGCGGTTCTCTCCATGGTGAAAGCAGACCGGCTTGGTGCTGCGATCGGTGCACTGACTGTTACGTTCGGTGAACTGCTGGGTGTGATGGCAGTGATGACCCAGCTGACGAAGAACGTGCAGAGCCTGAAGCTGAGTGTTCTCGCCGGTGGAATGGTGGCAGTTTCGGCAGCCGTTCTGGTCCTTTCGGGTGCGTTGAAAGTCATTTCGACCATTGACTCTGATAAGCTGCTAGGAAGTGTGGCCGCCCTTGGTGGTGTTATGCTCGAGTTGGCCGCAGTTGCGGCAGTTCTCTCGAAGGATGGCGGGCGCTTTACGAAAAGCACTGCCGGGATGATGGCCTTTGCGGTGAGCATCCGAATCCTTGCTTCCAGTGTGAAAGCATTGAGTGGGCTTAATTCAAGTGCACTTACAAGAGGGCTTGTAGGTGTAGGGGCCCTTTGTGCTGGACTTGTTGTCGCTGCTAAAACCATGAACGGTGTAAAATTCGGCATCGGAAAGGGAACCGGCTTTGTTCTGATGGCAGCATCCATGGAGATCCTTCAGGATGCAGTTGCGAAGTTCGGTGAGATGGATAACGAAGCAGTCGTTCGTGGCCTGACATCGATCGGTGGCGCATTGGTTATTTTTGTTGCTGCTATGAACCTCCTGAAAGGGGGGATTGGCAGTGCAATCAGCCTGACCATGATGGCTGCGGCAGTGAATCTTCTGGTTCCGGCATTCCAGGGGCTTGGAAATCTGAGCTGGGAAGCAATTGGTAAAGGACTGCTGACCATTGTGGGTGCTTTTGTGGTGCTGGGTGGCGCGGCAGTCATACTTTCGCCTGTAACGCCGGTCATTGTGGCATTAAGCCTCTCGCTAAGTGCACTGGCCCTGAGCCTTGGTGCACTGTTGGCATTGAGCTCTGCCGCAAACTTTGTACAGAATCTGGCATCCAGCCTAAGTTTGCTGAACGGCCTGAATTTCCAGGTATTTTTGAACGGCATCAAGGCACTGGCATGGACGCTGGTCGAATTTATCGCCGGTGTTTTCCAGGGTCTGGCCGAGGTGGCAAGCAGTCTGGTGACTTCAATCGCCAAAATCATCAAGGCTATCTGCGACGCGATCATTCTGGCGGCCCCCTCGATCGGACAGGCGCTGTATGTTTTGGGCACAACTGTGATCGATACGGTGGTGAGCCTGACAGAGTATATCTGGGAGAAAATCGAGCCAGCACTGAACGACCTCTGGACGAAATTCACGACCTGGGCAGGGAGCCACAACCCGCTCGACCCGAAAAACTGGGGCGGGCAGGATAAGGGCGTTTCGGCCCAGACATTCGTGCTGCCTTTCGCAGATATTCTGGATGAACTGAAGAATGGCAATTCAGTGACGGCCGGATTTTACCAGCTGTTCACAGGCGTTGGCAAAAATGCAAGCGAAGGCGTGGCAAAAGGCCAGCTCGAAGGCAAGAAAGACGCGACGGACGCTTCAGAAGAAGTTGCGAACGCGGTCATTGAGACCAGCAAAACGACTTTCGATTCTCATTCTCCCTCCCGGGTGATGGCAGAACTTGGCCGGTATGTGACCGTGGGACTGGCGGAAGGCATTGCCGACCCGAGTGCACTGACACAGGCCAAGGCGAACATGCTGAACGTGGCTTCTTCCATCCGAAGCGTATTTACGACATTCTGGGGTATCCATTCGCCCAGTGACCTGGCAGCAAGCGACAGCGAGAACATTCTCGAGGGCGCACTATTGGGTATCGGTGACAAGCAAAAACAGGAAGAACTCCGGCAGGCAAGCTATTCTGGCGCGTTGGTGATGAAGGACGGCTTCCTCCAGGCTATCGACGAGACGACCCTTGCGATCCAGAAGAAGATGCCTGAGCTCTACAATGCGTTCAAGCTGAGCACCCTGCACCCTGGCAATCTAATTTATCAAAATGGATTGTCTACCGCGATGGATGAGTTCAGCGATGCAATGGATGATGCAATTGTCATCCCCGGCAAAACCGGCCTGAAGAAAGCGGGCAGCAGCCGGAACGCAACAAAATCCGAAATTGCAAATGCCAAGCAGGGAAACGCGGATGCGCAGAAGAATCTGAAGGACCCGTACGGCATCCTAAGCAGTTGGTACCAGAAAGCACAGGATGCAGTCAATGATGCGCTCCCGACCGACACCACCAAGTCCAAAGCCTCCAAGACCGGCAAGTCACTGGCGGATACGCTGGCAAGTGCATTCTCCGACCAGCTGAAGGCCAACAAGACCGAGATGTCCAACGCCACCGGCGAATACGCGCTGTGGGAAGTGACGGGCGGCGACACGGCCACGGTGGAAGAGCTTATCACCAAGAAGACCGAGAGCCTGACAAGGGAGATCGAGCTCCAGACCAAACGGGTGGCCATTGCGAAAGAGCAGTACGACACCCTGCTGGCCAAGGTGGGCGCGAACAACAGCAAGACCAAGGACGCTTACGGCACCCTGCTGAGCGAGCAGAAGACCCTTGCGGAGCTTCAGAGGAGCAAGCAGGACAGCATCCTGAAGGTCATTCAGGAGCGGTACGAGACCGATGCCAAGACCGCGGAGGACGAATACGAGCTTTGGAGCGCCCTGTACGAGGACAGCGCCGAGGTGACCGAGAAGTCCAACAAGAAGATCGACTACATCAACCGGAAGATCAAAAACCAGGCGGAGATCCTGCTGGCCACCGAGAAGGACTATATCGCCATCAAAAACGAGTTCGGTGAGGCAAGCCAGAAAACCCAGGCGGCCTACCAGCAGTATCTGGAGGCACAGACCGAACAGCAGAAGCTCATCAACGAGCTGAATCAGGCCCAGCTGGATGCCTACGACAGCAAGGTCTCCTACCTGGAAAAGCAGGAGAAGCTGGTGACCAACCGGCAGAACATGCTGGCCAAGCTCTACGGCGACGGCGACCTTGCGGGCCGGGAGGATGCTTATAAGGCTGCGGTGGAACAATACGGAGCCGACAGCGCCCAGGCACGGAAGGCAGCTACCCAGGGCACCATGACCGCCATCATCGGCGTGGGCACGGCACTGGACAGCATGAGCTACAGCCTGAAGAAGGTAACGAACAAGCAGCTGAAGTACGACGAGGCTGTGAAGAAGTTTGGCAAGAACAGCGAGACTGCCCTGGACGCACTGGCCGACCTGCAGAGCGAGCAGTACGATTTCGTGGGGTTTGCGGAGAATCTGGCGGATGCCTTTGAGATGGACGATTCCGGCAAGCGGATGATGATGCAGCTGGGCTACTCCATCTCGAAGAACTGGCGGCCCATTCAGGAGGGCTTCAACAGCGTCTGGGCACAGGTGCAGAAGAGCGCCCCGGAAATGGCCGCGAAGCTCAGCAGAGCCTTTGGCGTGGCCACCCAGGACGGCGTGACCAACGTGATCACCGACCTTATTGGCACCATTACCGCCCTTGTGAGCGGTGACTGGGGCGGGGCAGTGACCGGCGGCATTACCACCGTGCTGGACTTTATGGGCACGGAGTTCGGTCGCCTGTTGATGAGCAAGGGCATGAACGCTCTGTTGGGGTTACCCAAAGCTTTCAGCGCTCTGGCCCAGGGCGGCGGTACCCTGAAGGTGATGGGACAGGTGGTCAAGGTGACCGGCGTGACCGAGAACCTTGGCAGCATCCTGGGCAACATGAGCGGCCTGCTGGGCTCTGCCACGGGCGGCACGGGACTGCTGGGAGAAGCACTGGGCGGCCTTGGCAGCATCGGCGAGATGATCACCGGCTCCGGCGGCTTACTGGGCGGTCTGGGCGAACTGGGCGGCACTCTGATGAGCGTGCTGGGCTCCATTGGCCCCGAAGGCTGGCTCATCGG